AGAGCATCGTAGTAAATTTTCTTAAAGGAAGACCCCATCACCGGGAGGTGAAAAAGGAGACGCTCCTGCTCTTCAAAGTATTCTGGCATCTGCTCTGTCAACTGGTAGTTCATAAAGTTCTTGACACGTTGAGCTTGTTTCTCGCGCTCAATGGTGGAAGACCCTATGATCTGAGATTTTACAGGACCACCGGAGGGGAAGAGTTCTTGAGAGGCTTTGCTCTGGAACTTGACAACTGATTCTATCAGGAGAGGGTGTACAGCTGTGCAAGCACCGTCAAAGGGTTCTGTGGTTTCTTCTAGCTTGAGACCAAGAAGGTCAAAGCCACGCTCAAAGATTTGCTCCCACTCTTGTCTGGACTCCTTGTCGCTCTCGTAGGAGTCTACAACCATGTTTCCTATTTCAGCTAGGTCATCTTCGTCCAGGTACTCTGCCAGGTTTTCGTAGTGAGAACCCATGGGACCTGACATGATCATTTCTTCTGACTCTCCAAACTCTACCTCTACGCCCCCGTCCTCTGTGGGCATAAAGTTGACAACGCTTTCCTCCAGTAGTTCTGCTTCTATGGAAGGAGTTTCTCCTCTTACGTCAAAGTTAGAGGTGGGCATTTCTTGCTGGAGTTCTGGCTCCATCATCAAGAGCGGGTTACGTTCAACTGCCATGGTCTAGACCTTTTTCCTTCCGGGTTTATTCTTTGATAGTATCTTCTTTCCCTTCCCTATGGTAGCAGTTTTTGTTCTTTTCTTACCACCTCTGAGTTCTCTGGGAATGCTTGCTCTGGATATTGTCATAATCTTTAGTTCCAGTTCCAGTAAGTTCTCTTCTTGGGTTTATCTTCGTCTTCCTCGTAGGAGGGATCATCAGGGTGAGACAGGTGCCAGGATTCCTTCAGGTAGTGTATGGCCATTGCCATGGCGTCTACTTGGTCATCGTGCCTGGCATAGGGAAATTGTATGGCCTCTGCAAATAGGTCCTCGGCCCAGTCCTTCCCCCTGGGTATCCAAACTCTTCCAGATTCTAGGATAGGCGTAATCGCGTGTACCCTTGCTACTTTATCACGGTCTGGGAGGTAATCCAACACAGGGAGACCTGCCCTACGCATGTCCTGTATCAGACTTTGCCCAGAGGCTTTTTTCTCTATGATACAGATGTCAGGTCTGTAGGAGTCGTAGAGGTCCTGCGCTGTTCTTCTTAGCTCTGGGTATTCCAGGCGCTCTCTGACATTTCCCAGGAGGATCATGTTAGGGGCCATGTATTCTCTCCCGGCTAGGTCAGTGGTCCGGTACTCAAAAATGCCCCACGTCTGTATCACAGAGTAGTCAGCTGTGCTCCGGGTGGAGAAGGCAGTGTCATAGGTTTGAATAATAAGATCACACTCTGGAGGGTCTTCCTCGTCCCAGTTCTGGAACCATTCAGACTTGATGGCAGAGCCTTCGTCAGGGGAGGGGTTCTGCATATAGAGGGCCTGCCAGTATTTACCCCCGTTGTTGGCCCTGATCTCTGCCTCGTCTAGCTTGAGAACTGCGTCTGGCTTCCACTCTGGGAAGTAGGAGGAGCCCTCTGGTAGGCCTAGGAGGTTTGCTGATTCCTCGTCTAGCCACGCTGGTATGGAGAGGACATCCCAGGGAATGGTATCCTCTGTCTCGTTGGATAGGAGCCACCCGCAGAGATCATCTTCGTGGTACCGGGTGTTGATGATGATAACAGAACCATTGGGCATCAGTCTTGTTCTGAGACCAGAGGGGTACCATTCCTTGATGTACCTTCTGCCTGCCTCTGAGAAAGCATCTTCCTCTGACATGGCATCGTCTATCAGTGCAATGTGTGCTCCCCGCCCTGCTATCTGTGAGCGTACCCCCGCTGCGTAGTAGATACCGTTCTGTTTAGTTTTCCATTTACCAGCTGCTCTGACATCTTCTCTTAGCGTGGCAGCGGGGAATATCTCCTGGTACAGGGGCATCTTCAGGATGTCTCTGACAGTTCTGCCGAAGTCTGAGGCCAGCTGGTCAGAGTGAGAGATACTCATTATCTCGTGAGAGGGGTAGTTACCTATGTACCAAGCTGGGAACAGTTGAGAACAGATCAGGCTCTTGGAGGAACGAGGAGGGAGGAAAACCATCAGTCTCTGCGGGTCTGGTGAGTCCACCACTCTCTGTAGCTTCTTACAGATTACTTCTATGTGCTTTCCTATTTTAAAATCAGGGACCAGAGAAGGGGCAATGAACTTGGTAAAAGAGAAGAAATCTGTTCTGGCTGCTTCTATGGCCTGGAGGTAGAGGGTCTCTCTTAGCTTTAGCAAGTGCTCTTGAGGAGGAAGAACTTCCTGGGCAGCTGCGCCTTGAGCAGTGCTCACTCCTTCCCTCCCTTGATCACAGAGTACCCTGAGATATTGGCCAGCCTCTGTATGTCACTGTCCACATCTGGAGTGAAGGCTTCGTCTGATCCCTGGAACGTGGTGGTGGTGTTCTGTTTGATCTCTTTCTTGTCAATGAACATTCCCAGGTGCTTTCCCATGTTCTCCAGGGAACGGTTGGCATTGGTATAGTCCTCTGCCTCTGTGGATCTCATATAGGTCTGGTACATCTTGTCCAGGACCTTCTGAGCATTCCAAGAGACTTTCTCCACAACGTCCTCTCTGAGGATTTCTACGTAGGCTCTGAGCTTGGGATTAGAGAGGTACTGCTGTGCTCTTCTCCCCGTTCTGGTACGGTCCAGTCTACCGTCCTTGGTCTTCACAGGGGCGTACCCTGCCTCCACCAGAGAATGAATAGGATCATTGGTTTCTATGTAGACCTCTGCAAACTTGGTCTGCATCCTGGTAAGATCATAAGCTTCTGACCTTGCCTTGGGCCTGGGATCTTCTCCTGATAGTACTTCTTCTGTTTCACTCACTGTGTAGAACCTCCTGCGCTTTGCTCTGCGCTGTGCTTGTAAAGAGAGACAACCTCAGAATATTCTTTGCTTAGACTTTTTATTATAGTTTATTAGAAAGAGCCTTGCAAGGTCTTTGTTTCCATGATACCCTTGCTACAGCACACCCCCCCAGAGAACTCTTATGTGTTATTATGTAATAGTAAGAGAATAGTAATAAGAATAATATTATGTGTTATTAGGAGTAGGAAAAAGACTATTCTTTTTATAATACTATGAATACCCTTGCCAGGATACCCCCGCTAGAGTACCCCCGACTTTTTATTTTATATTTTATTTTTTTTGAACTATGGTAAAAACTGGTCCGCTTACGGGGGGTGCCATACATATATAATAAAGGAAGGGCCAAACATAGGGTCCCCCTGGGTCCCTTCTTGTATAACCACGAGCGTAGCGAGACTATACCGCTTGGCCTGCTTCCTTACATAACTACGAGCGACTAGCGAGACCATAGGCAATTTTTTTGGATAAAAAAAACCCCTAGCCAATCCAGTGGGACTAGCTAGGGATTCCGTGTGTCTTATCGGATCTTAAGGAGGTCTTGCCATTCCATCTCTATCAGGACGGCCAGCCTTTCCAACTGTGTGTCGCTCAACTGGTCAGCTAGGTCTTGCAAGGTGTTATCATGGGATTCAAGAATTGCTTCTCGAATGGGGTGAGTCTTTGGTGTGATGTTACTCATACTAAGAAGACGGGCGAGACCCCTGCTTTATTCCCTCCGGGTTAAATAAAAGATTGCTGGCTTACTCCTCCTCGGACATTCCCTAGCCTTCCCAGAAATCCCAAGGGTTTCAAGGGTCTAACGGCTGAATCATTTAATTCTAGTTTTATGCAAAATAACTCTTCACTTCGTCTATCTTGTATGCGATACTCTGTTTAGTGGAAACAGTCACGGAATTTCAGCTTATGACCTCCTTACACCACTATATTAAATCTTACAAGATGGCTTTCAACAAAGGGAAGCCCAACGGGTTCATCATCTACCGTGGGCCTTCCATGCTAGACGGCAAGCCCATAGTTGTGGTGGCAATTCCCAAGTCCGGGAACAGTAAAACAGATGACATGCTACAAACCTTTATCATGCGCGCAGATGTCCCACCACTGGACGCGCTCAAGAGTGGAGATGACGCCAGCGTGTGCGGGGATTGCCTGGCGCGTCCATCCAAAGAAGGCTGGTGTTATGTCAACGTGGCGCAATCCGTTAACATGGTATACAAGTCCTTGACGCAAGCGCCTATCATACGGAAAGGCGTAGACACGGGGAAAACCTATAAATCTTATTCTGACATAAGCGGAGACCCTGCCGCCATTGTAGAGTTAGGCGCTAACAAGGAAAACCGTCTTGGCACCTATGGTGATCCAGCGGCGGTCCCTCTTCAGGTGTGGCACATGCTCAACGCCCACGCCCACGGCTGGAACGGGTACACGCACCAGTGGAAGACGTGCTCGCCTGACTATGCCAAGTATTGCATGGCCAGCATAGACAAGCCCTGCGATACCCTTACCGCTGAACTTATGGGCTATAGATGTTTCATTGCCCACGTAGACGGGGAAGCCATGCCAACCGATACCCTGGCCAAAGTGGTGACTTGTCCAGCTGATAAGCAAGCACACGGGGAAGCCCTTGCAAGTTGCAAGAGTTGCTTAGGATGTGGTGGCACAGAAGGGCGCGGCTCTACCCATAGATCAATAACGGTACACGGTACAGGGTACAAGGTGCGGAAGTATCTTGAATGGCGGGAAGGGGTTTAAGACCATGAACAAGAAAGAAGCACACGAGGACATGAGATCGCTCTACACATGCGAGGACTGTTATGAACGCCCCGCAGTGGTAAAGGTAAGCGGATCTTTCACGTGCTATGAATGCTGGGCAAAGGTGGAGGCAAGCCTCCCGCCTGTT